CAGCAAAGTCATTGTACATCTGATCAACGAGCGATGTAGTCGGTACAACAATAAGGACTTTCTGTATGCCACTTGATAACATCGACAAATAGTATTTGATCAAGACATATATTATAAGTGATTTACCACTACCAGTCGGACTAACGAGCACAGATCTTTTATTATGTAACGCATGGCATATGCCATTGAACTGATAGTCCCGTACCTGTATAGGCTTACCACGAGATCTTATCTCAAGACCTTCAATGAAATCCATTATTTCTTTTGGATTTATATCGTCTTTATCATCTGGAGAACCATAGTTATTCTCATCAGATAGTTCTATCGTATAGTTACGTTTAGTACAGAAGTCTTTAATGAATGGATATAGACCTACATGGATCTCATTAGACTGAACGTTAAATAATCGTATCTTGCCGTCCCATACTTTATTACGGAATGCAGGCATATATTTGTAACCAGGTACAAAGAACGAGAAGAAATCACTCAATTCTTGACCAATGCCAAAATCACAGCCCACATGCATAATGCTGTGGTTTTTCTTCTCAAGTATTATTTTATCCATGTATTATATATAACTGTTTACAAAGCATCTAAAATATGGTATAATAGTAACATGAAATTAAACTTAGAAACAATACTAGAAATGTGGAAAAAAGATAGCCAGATATCTAATACCTCATTAGACGAAGTTTCCCGCGTAACACCTATGCTTCATGCTAAGTATCTTGAACTTCGGTCTACTGCAAAGCTACAGCTAAAACGGTTTGAAATGCAACAGAAAATACTACTCAAAGATAAGTGGTTGTATTATAATGGTAAGATGACTCAAGAACAAATAGCTGAACATGGATGGGAGTTTGATCCATTCAATGGTTTAAAGGTATTAAAGGGTGAGATGGAACACTATTATGATTCTGATGTTGATATACAGAAGTCTGAAGAGAAGATAATCTATTGGAAAACTATTGTAGAAACACTAGAAGAGATAGTTAATAATATCAATTGGCGTCATCAAACAATAGGCAATATGATTCGTTGGCGAATGTTTGAAGCTGGATCTTAAGTAAAGCTAAATGATGTAAATTTAAAAGTCATTGGAAATGATACATATTGTAATGTACCTGGTGTTGAAGCAAACTCTATATCACCAATAAAAGTAGGAAATGCACTCTTATATGTAATAGTTCTTGCTAACAC